TTATCAAGTCGGTCAATTAAGTACTTATTCTTCGATGAAATTGATAAGTATCCAGCTTTCTCCGGTAAGGAAGCGAATCCGATTAAGCTGGCTGAGGAACGTACCAAGACATTCGTTGATAAGAAGATTGTAAGAGTGTCAACTCCTACGATTGAAAGTGGCAATATTTGGCAGTCCTATATGGACGCAAATGAACGTAAGCAGTATTACGTGCCATGTCCGCATTGCGGGGTGTCGCAGACCCTCAAATTCAAACAGATAAAATGGCCGGAGGAACACCATGGCAATGCGGATATGATACGTGATACCGCATATTATGAGTGCGAACATTGTAAGCAACGTATTGATGATAAGCACAAGATGGATATGCTCCGGCAAGGTGAATGGCGTGCGGTGAATGAATCACAAGTCCGAGTTGTCCGCTCGGTTGCCTATCATATGTCATCCCTTTACTCTCCATGGGTTACCTTTGGCGATGTGGCATATGAGTTTGTTAAATCAAAGGATAAGCCAAGTGAGTTGATGAATTTTATCAACTCTGGATTAGCGGAGCCGTGGAAATCTGCGAAAACTAAAAGCACGCAGAACCTCGTGTTTACGCAATCGGAAGTTCCTCGAGGTATTGTGCCACAGCATGCACCACTACTTATCGCATCTGTCGATGTGCAGCAAGATCATTTCTGGTGGGAGGTTAGAGCCTACGCCCATGGTGTATCAAGTTACTTAGTCGATTATGGTCAAGCAAGTAGTTGGGCAGATTTAACCGAGATACTCATCGATAGAGAATATCCATCAGAGTATGGTGAGGCCCGTAAGATTGTGAGGGCCGGTATCGATAGTGGCTACCGAACAGACGAAGTATATCAGTACTGTGCGCAGTACCCAGAAGTATGCGTGCCAGTTAAAGGTGATTCTTCGCACAGTCCTCTAGCGCCGCCTTATAAGATGAGCAGCATCGAGAAGGGCGTCATCGGAGGCATGAAGCTGTACGTAGTGAATACCGATTACTGGAAGGACTTTATATTTGCACGTATGGTACGTCCGGCTAATGAGCCTGGCACAATCCATTTATTTAAGGATTGCCCAGAGGAATATTCGGAGCACCTCCGGTCGGAGGAAAAGCAAGAAATCCGAAATGTAAAGACCGGAGCAGTTACAGTGCAATGGAAACCATTAACCAGTCATCCAACAAATCACTTGTTGGATACGTGTGTATACAACGCCATGGTGGCGGACTCGGTAGGTGTTAAATACTTACCAGAATATAATCTGGATACCGATGAGGAGGACGAAGATACGGATGATGAAGACTTTAATGCAGATAGCCGAGGTTGGTTTAGTTAAGAAGGAGGTGAGACCATGAGCGCAAGAGAAGACTTGGAGCGTATTCGAACGATAATCGAGGAAATTGAGACGAATGGATACGCCGAGATGTCTGTAGGTGGTAAGCGATTTAAGACGCATGACCTGCCGACATTATACGCCCGTGAACGTGAGTTAATGTCTCGCGTTGATGATGAGGAAGGTAATAGCACGACATCCTACGTGTCATGGGAGCGACGATGAACATACTCGATAAGGTAATAGCATATTTCAATCCAGAGCGCGCTGCCCGTAGAGCATATTTCCGTAGTTCGCTTGAACGTGGATATGATGCGGCGTCAACAGACCGATTGAGTGGCGACTGGATGCCAGTATTTGGTACAGCTGAACAAGTAGCATCAGGCCAACGTGATTTGATCCGAGGTCGTGCACGTGCAGCAGAACTTAATAGTGACCTCGCTGAAAGTGTTGTATTGGCATTACTACGGAATGTAGTAGGTACCGGAATAAAGCCACAGTGCAAAATCAAGACCAAAGCAGGAAAGCTAAATGAAAGACTCAACAAGAAAATTGAGGAGGCTTGGTCAGATTGGGTGGATAAGGAGAATGCGGATATCCGAGGGATATCTACGTTTTATGAGTTGCAAGAAATGGCTCTGCGCCGAATGGTCTATGACGGAGAAATCCTAGTTAATATGACCTCCGAAGGTGCAGATATACCGCTATCATTACAGCTTATCGAGGGCGAGAATATCGGAGCCGTATCGGTAAGCGAGAATGGCAACAGTATTGTTAATGGCGTGGAAGTTAATAAATACGGAAGACCAATAGCATATCACGTATTCCAAACAGATCCATTAGGAATACGGTCGTTTAACGAGGCAAGGCTGCCAAGTAATAGGGCTTTTCTATTACATAAGCCCCGCAGACCTAGTGAGCTGCGCGGGGTTAGTATGTTAGCCCTCGTATTAAAGCGTATTCATGATGTAGATGAATACATGGATGCTGACCTTATAGCGGCTCGTGTGGCCGCATGTTTCGGTGCGTTTGTAACGAGTAATACCGGAAATAACCCAATGGTTGCAAGTAAGATTGATAGTAAAGGCAAAAAAGTCCGCTCGATGGCACCAGGGATTATACAACATCTACGTGCTGGTGAATCAATTTCATTTGCGGAACCTAAGCGAAATGCAGGCACCGCATCAGAATATTCGGTGACTCAAACAAGACGCATAGCGTCGGGCATGGGTCTAAGCGCAGACATAGTGACGCGAAACATTAGTGGTAACTTCTCCGCAGCTCGGCAGAATATGCTGGAGGACCAGCAATCATTCAAGCAGATGCAGCGTTTTGTAATTGAGCATTTTTGTATGCCTGTATGGCGGGCTTTCATTGAAGCATGCTACCTAAAAGGAATCATCCCGGCCAATGACTATGCGGCAAACCCAAAACTTTATAAAAAAGTAGCGTGGTTAGCTCCAGGCTGGTCTTGGATTGACCCTGTTAAGGAAGTTAACGCTAACAAGGAAGCCATTAAGGCAGGACTCACAACGCTCGAGGACGTATGTAGTGCATCTGGTAAGGACTGGGAAGAAGTGCTTGAACAGCGGAAGCTGGAACAAGACCGCATTAAGGAATTGGGTGTTGCCCTTGATATGAATGGGGACATAACGAATCTAGCGGATGATAACGCCACTGATATGAAAGGAGATGATAGCTAGTGGGAAAATTTGCAAAAAGGCAGCTCTTAGGTAAGTATGCCCGAGAGGCGCAAATCACAAATATCGAAGCGAACGATGATCGTACCGTTGAATTGTCTTTCTCCTCTGAAGAGCCATATGAAAGATGGTTCGGAACAGAGATATTGTGTCATGACGACGGATGTATTAACCTAGACCGCTTTAATAATGGTTTGGGTACAGTGTTATTCAATCACGACCGTGATGCCGTAGTCGGACACATCGAGAATGTGTGGATTGAAGACAATCGCGGCAAAGCAATCGTTAAATTCGACGAGGACGATGAGTCTGAAAAGATTTATCAAAAAGTGTTAAAAGGCACGCTACAAGGCGTGAGTGTCGGATATTCCATAAGCCGATACGAGGAATTAATTGATTCCGATTCCAAAAGCTCCAACGGTCGATTTACTGGTCCGGGTTATGTAATCACAGACTGGGAACCATTGGAAATTAGTATTGTGTCCGTCCCTGCAGATCCAAGTGTAGGGGTAGGTAGAAGTGTAGATGATAATGAGGAGGAACCTATGAAAGGTGATGCAAAAGCAAAAGGCACTGAGCAAAACGTGCCACAAGTAGTACCGGAAGTACCAGAGTCCGGAGTTAAAGGATTTAATGCGGATGACGCTAAAAGATTGATTGCGGCAGAACGTGAACGTGTATCCACAATCACAAGTCTATGCCGTGATTTCGAAGTTGATGGTGTAGATGAATTTATCAAATCCGGCAAATCTGTTGCCGAAGTTCGTGAGGCAGTAATGGATGCGTTGCGTGAACGCAATAAACCAGTATCCGTTAAAGTTGGTGAAGCAGATTCTGATAAGTTCCGCATGGCTATGCAGGATGCTTTGATGATGTCTATTGGCATTCCGGTTGCAAATCCTGCGCCAGGTGCAGATGAACTCCGTTCTATGTCCTTGATGGAATTAGCTCGTGAGTCTCTAGTTCGTGAAGGCATAACTGCTAACTACTCTGACCGATTGGATTTGGCTCGTGAAGCTATCAATTCCACATCTTCTTTCCCAATTGCATTGTCTAATGTGGCAAATAAAGCTTTGATGCAAGGTTATGAAACAGCACCAACTACATTTGCAACTTGGACTGGTAAAGGTAGTAACCGCGACTTTAAACCAGCAAAACGTATTTTGCTTTCTGAAGCAGCTGAATTGAAATTTGTACCAGAGGGCGGTCAATTCAAGGATTCCCAAATGCACGAAGCAGGTACGAACGTTAGCGTATTTACATTTGGTCGTACATTCAGCTTGACTCGACAAGCTATTATTAATGACGATTTGGGTGTATTCAATGATATTTCCTCTAAATTCGGTCGTGCCGCAAAAAATAAAATCAATAACATGGTATATGACCTTTTAAGTGGTAATACAGTGCTAGAAGACGGAAAAGCCTTGTTTAGTGCAGACCGTAAGAATTTGGCAACCACAGGTTCCGAGCTAAGTGTAGAATCTTTATCTGCAGGTGTAGCGGCTATGCGTCGTCAAAAACATATTGGTGAAAATCGCAATTTGAACATCGCACCTACATATTTGATTATTCCACCTGAACTCGAAGCATTGGCTTACCAAGTAGTTAAATCTACGGTAGACCCTGCTCGTAGCAATGATACAGTCAACCCATTTGGTGGTCGATTCACTATCGTCGTAGATGCAGCGTTAACAGACCAACATGCGTGGTATTTGGCATCTCGTCCTACAGACGTTCAAACCATTGAAGTAACATATCTAAATGGTGTTGAAACGCCTCGATTAGAATCCCAAACAGGCTTCGAAGTTGACGGTATTAAGTACAAAGTAGCAATGGATTGCAACGCAACAGCGCTCGACTTCCGCGGCTTGTACAAAAACCCTGGTAAATAATAGGTAACTGATTAGGAGGTAAATAGATATGGCACAATTCATTCAAGAATTAGATCGTATTGATTTTAAAAATACAGCATCCGATATGATTGCCGTAGGGGACATTGTCCCTGTCGGCAAAATGCACGGCGTAGCAATTACTAATATTGCTCCTGGTGCAATCGGTGCAGTTAAGGTCACAGGATGTTTTACAGTTGATGCGGTTGTGACAGAAGCATTCGCAGTAGGTGATGTTGTGTATTTTGATAAAACGCAAAAGCGTGCAACTAAAACAGACACAAATCCAGTATTGGGTATTGCCATTTCTGCAAAATCTGCAAGCGCTAAGACCGTTGATGTAGCTCTTTGGCCTAATGTAGAAAAGTAATGTAAGGGCGGGCATATGCCCGCCCACTCCATAGGAGGTA